GAAACTCCTATATATTTGGATATGAAGAAAAAACACAGACAACTTTACGATACTTGGAAGTATAAGGGGAGCAATCTTATGGAGTTCAACAATCCTGTTTTCCAGACTCTATTGGGTTTGGTTATTTTTTATATCGGACTCAAGATGTTCTCTGGTGGTATGAAGTCAATGGGCCACTTGGAACAGCTTGAATGGTTTTTGGGGAATCCTTATTGGATGTTTCTGGGATCAATTGTTTGCACACTCTTGTGGCAATCTTCATCTCTCACCACAACCGCAGTTATTGGTTTGGTTGCATCTGGTGCATTACCATTACCATCTGCGATAGCAGCAATACTTGGTGCTAACGTAGGAACAACTGGAACGATATGGATTGCAGGAATATTGGTAAGTGATGGTATGCCTACAGGAATCACAAAACAAGTGGCTCTTGTGCATACAGGGGTGAATGCATTAATGGCAGTTGCATTACTTCCATTAGTACAACCCATTGCAAGATTTATATCTAAATTTTGACTTGACAATCTTCACAAATATTGATATAATATGAGTATAAGAGTGAAAGAATAATCTGACACATAACTATAACATGAATAGGTAATCATGACTATTACGATTAAAGTAAAACCAAGAGAAAATATAAACAGAGCATTAAGTCGTTTCAAGACTGCCGTTATGAATGAAGGCATCATGAAAGATGTTCGTGCCAAGTCTCATTTCGTAAAACCTTGTCTCAAGAGAAAGCTAAAACGTGAAGAAGCTGCAAGACAACGGATGAAGGATGAGATGAAGGTTATCCGTAAAATACAGAATGAAGAAAAAGAGTGGAGACAACGATAACGTTGTCGATTTAAGTCAATTCCGTAAAGAAAAATTTGCTCTCGATATTCGTGTAGGTGGGTACTATGCCAACCTTGAATTGGGAGTATATCTACATATTGTCGGTATCACCACACCGATGCACACTAAAAATGCTGAATGTCACTTCATAGTGGAGGATCATTTCGGGAATCTAGTTACTTTCCGTACTGATGATCCACCGCCAGGGTTTGCTATGTCTTGTATGGAGGAATTTGCAGCAGCTTGTATGTCAGAACCAGAACCAGATGATCCTTTAGTGTCGTAGTATTATAAATAATTATATTGTTATACCCCTACCTTTAAAAACTTAAAAACTTGTTAGAATGTTAAAATTCAAAGAATTTATAACAGAGTCTACCGATGCATCAACCAAATTTGAGGGTGTGATTGTAGACTGTTGGAATTTAAAAAAAGATTTAATAAAAAGCAGTAAAGTACAGGAATTCCTACGTTCTTCAAAGACTGATAAACAATGGGCTACAACTGGTAAATCACCAGAAGAACAAGAACAGATCCTATTGGGTTTTCAGAAAGTTTTAAAACAAAAAGTAAAAGCAAGTGGAAAGGCCGATTCCGCAGGACAAACCAAACCAAAAATTTCTACGAAGTGGACTGAAATTACTGGTAAGGGAGTAGATACTTCAAAATCCGATATTGTCATAGGGAAGTTAGGTGTTTCTGTTAAGGGCCCAAAGGCACAGTTGATGTCAGGTGAACAGAAAGAGTCGAGGGCAACAGTCATTTCAGCAATTGCAGATGCAAATGCAGATAATCAGATACAAGAAGACTTATTAAAGATGGTTGATAGTTTTATCACAACCACTAGAACTGTGGGGGGAGAAACAGAAGAGACTCCAAAAGGAATGAATGTTTCAACCCTATTAAAAAGAGGAGCAGAAAATAAATTGATAAATCCTCAAAATCTTGCAGCCTTTGAAAAGATGAAAGATCAGAAAGCACTCAAATCAACTGTAGAAGATACCTTCAAGAAAGCATTCAATAACAAATCAGTAGGTGATGCATTTGCATGGGAATCTATGACAGGATGGGAAAAATTCGGAGGTAAGACATTCGGTGAAGCAGGAGATGACAAAGGTAGAGCAACTCATATGTTGGTATGGGATTATGATTTGAAGAAAGTTAAGTTTGATGACTGTAATAAGATCAAATCAAACATTGCAAAGAAGATGTCCATGAAAGCAGACATGAAGAGTAATTCATATAAAGCGGGGGGAGAAAAAGCAGGATATTCTTTTTACCAAACAGTAAGATTGTCGGTAGATGTGATATTTGATAAAGCAGATGAATTTCAAACAGAAGCAGTCAATAGAATTGAATATGGTCGGAAGGATCTAACAGAAGGTGTTATCACAGAAGGTATATTTAAAGACCTAGTTGGTAAAACATGGGGTTGGTTCAAAGAGAAGATGAAGAAATTGTGGGATTGGGCAGTTGCACAATTCGTCAAACTAAAAGAAACTATAGTTGAATTATTTAAAGAAGGAATCGATAAGGTTTTAAATTTCTTTGAATATCAACCAGTAGTCAGAGTAAACAGTACAATTAACTTAATGTAATGCTAACATTCAAACAATATCTTACAGAGGCCAAAGAAGGGAAGAACCTTCACCTAGAACATCTGGAAGATGAAGTTCTGAATAATGGAATCAATGGAACTAGAGGTGCAATCAATTTCTTACAGTCGTTGAGGGATATGCTTGCAGGAAGTTCAAAGAAGAGTGTCAACGTTACAGTCAAGTGGGATGGAGCACCCGCAGTATTTGCAGGGATCAATCCAGAGAACGATAAGTTTTTCGTAGGAACAAAAGGAGTATTCAATGTAACTCCTAAAGTCAATTACACAGAAGCAGACATAGATGCAAATCATTCATCTGGTGGGCTCAATGCAAAGTTAAAAGTTGCACTCAAGTATCTTCCAAAGTTAGGAATAACGGATGTCCTACAAGGAGATATGCTATTCACACAAGATGACCTTTCAACAGAGACAATAGATGGAATTTCGTATACAACCTTTACTCCCAATACAATCACGTATGCCGTACCAAAGGAAAGTGCCAGTGAAATCAAAAAATCGAAAATGGGAATTGTCTGGCATACCACTTACACAGGAGACACGTTACAATCCATGCGGGCATCTTTCGGTGTTAGTATAAGTGGATTGACGAAATCAAATGATGTCTGGTTTACGGATGCAGACTATAAAGATACATCTGGAACTGTCAACTTCAATAAGTCAGAAACAGACAAGATAACAGCAGTATTATCTCTTGCAGGGAAAACATTCCGTAACATGAAATCAAATTTCATGAAACAATTAATGAGTAGGGATGATATTGTAATGCTTATCAAGACATTTAACAATACAAAAGTCAGAGAAGGACAGGCCATATCGAATACATCAAGACACACCTCTGATATGATCAAATGGATGGATGTCAAATTTCAAAAAAACATAGATAGTGTAAAGACCCCAAAAGCAAAACAAGCAAAACAAAAGACTAAAGATGAGGTTATAAGATTTCTTTCTTCCCATAAGAAGGATCTTCAAACTATTTTTAATATGCAGAATCATTTAGTCGTTGCAAAGAACATGGTTATTCGCAAGTTAGAGTCAGCTAAAGGGGTTATGGGAACATTCATTCGTACCGAAAATGGTTATCGGGTAACTCCAGCTGAAGGTTTTGTTGCAATAGACCAAATGGGAGATGCGGTAAAACTGGTTGATCGTATGGAATTTTCACGTGCTAATTTCAATGCAGCAAAGAATTGGACAAAATGAATAAAAACAAAAGAAATGCAAAAATCCTAACTTCCTTACAGGAAACAACAATTCAAACGAAAATGTCTGGTAAGAACTTTTCTGTTAAAATTGTGGGTCGAGGTGAGGATGGAAAGAAGGGAACAGATGATGATAAGATTCATAGAAAATCAAAGACCAAAATCAAAGGAGATTCTATGAAAGAAGGGTTTAAGGTTGGCGACAAGGTAAAGATCAAAACTTCTGGTTTGACAAGACAGACAGAGAGGGGTTTTAAGAGATACTTGGGCAAGTCTGGAAAAATTATCAAAGATTATGGTGATGGTGATATGAAGGTCAATTTGGGTGGCAACAATGACATATCAATCAATAGTAAGGATTTGGTGAAAGAAGGTTCATCTGATACAACCGATATGTATAAGTTG